ACTCCTACACCTTTCATAAATGTTATTATAGAAGGCCCAAATATTGAAACTCCCCATATTAATAAACCAAGTGTAATTATAGATGCAAACATCCATTTATTAGATGTTTGAGTTGTTGCCATTTTTAGAGCTAACATTTCATTACCCAACACTCTAATACTTACTTCAAAATCTTCTGGTTTTTCATCACTCATAATTTTACCTTACTTATATCATAATCGAATTGTTCTTCATTATAGATATTTAGTCGTTCTGTAAAGTGATTTAAAGTAAAGTTTCTTCTTTCGTTATAGCTTATATCATCTGCAATATCATAAACTAAAATAGAATCTTTAGTTGATGATGTACGCAATCCTCTACCAATGGACTGCAAGACTCGTATTTTTGATTTAGACGGACTTGCGAGCACGATGTTGTTAATATTGCGAATATTAATACCAGTACTAAAAGTCCCATAACTCGCAATTGTTGTTGACCTAGCATGGCCTTCAACCAATCCACGTATTTTTTCCCTCTGGTCTGTATCAGTTCCACCATAAACAAAATAAACATTTTCTTTATCCTTCATTCCATCATATAAAATTTTACCATGTTTTTCTACTAATTGGAACAAGCATAAAGTGTTACCATTAATAGTGTTACACAAATCCAGAATAAAATTATTCCTAGATTCTTTTGACACAATATAATCCATTTCTTCAGCATAAGTCATTTTCTCCTTTATTTTATTATGTTTAAGTATTACACATTTAATTTTTAATTTTGCAAGAGTATTTTTGTCAATAAGCTGTTTAGTTGTAACTACTTTTTCAACTGCACCAAATAGTCCCTCTAATACTAATTGGTGCGTCTGTGTACCGTCTAGCGTCCCTGTAAGACCGAATCTATACTTACATTGGTTTAACTTAGTCATAATACCAGTAAGTGATTTTGCTTTAAACATATGAGCTTCATCACCGATTACACACCCAAATTGATCAAAATACTTTCTTGGCATTTTATAGATAGATTGCCATGTTGATATTACAACATCTTTTTCAATCTTTGTTGTGTATCCTTGATATATCTTTTGACAATGTTTATCAGAGTCCCAACCATAATCTTTAAAGTCTGTGTACATCTGTTCTACCAATGAAGTGGTAGGAACAAGTATAAGAGTTTTTAAACCCTTCATCTGATAATAACGAACCAGAGAATATATTATTAACGACTTACCACTAGCAGTAGGAGAAACAAGAAGAGCACGATTTCTTGCCAAAGCATGGTGGACAGCATCAACTTGGTAATCACGGATTTTGAGAAATTTTCCTTGTGATTTCGGTTTGAGGCTTTCGATGTAAGCTCCAACGTCCTTACGAACAACATTCCGCTCATTTTCTACTCCTTTTTCTATTATATATAAAATCTTATTACTGTCACAAAATTTCTTAACGTATGGCAACAAACCTACATAAATCTCACCTGTGTCTGTAGAGAATAAACGTATCTTTCCATCCCATATTCGATTACGATACATAGGCATAAACTTTGCGCCTGGCACTTCAAACGTAAAGAAGGAACTAAGCTCTTCTTTTTCATGAGGTTCTAAGTCTTCTAAAATTAGGTAAACTTCGTTCTTCTTTGATATTTTCATTACGGAGGCCCTAGTACCCAACCCACTATAGATTTTCTAACACCAGATTTTACTGGCCTTACTCTGTGCCACATATGAGAAGGAAATATTATAGTGTTTTGTTTTTTATTATCAAATGTATCATATCGTTTCTTGTCGGCTGGATTTCTTGTTTCAATGTCAAATTCACCACCTTCAAAATCATCATTCAGAATGGTAGAAAAAGATACTTTTCTAACCAATCCGTTTGGGTATGGGTTATCATGAATATCTCTGTGCCAACCGTATTCACCACCAACACCATACTCTGAATATTGTAATGGTTCTATATCAGTCAGCTTAATTACTGTTGTCTTATTAATAAGGTTGAATATTTCTTTACAGGTTTCAGTATCTTTAATAAAAAATATTTTTGAGTTTCTTTTTACCTTACCACTTTCTTCAGTGATAACACCATCTTCTAATATATCAGGAACAGAAAAACTTTTACTAATATTAGTATAATGAATCATATTCTCATCTTACACCATTCCAGCTTCAAACTTCTTCCATCCAATAGCGTGACTAACATCCCATCCACGATTATCAATGGATTTAATAACACCATCAATAAATTTAATGGTAATTTCTAGATAACTTATTTTTGCACCAAGTGCTATAATATCATCATCTGAGTTTATGTACATTGCTAAATCAGTTTTAAGAACTTTTAAGTCAAAGGGTTTTGATGCATATACTTTTGCATCTGATTTACCACCATAGTATTCCCATTTAGCTCTATACAATTTCTGATAATCACCTTTGTTCCTTACGAGCAAAAGTTCATATCGTGTTTTGTAGTCTAGCCATTTTGATTTGATTTCTTGGTTTCTAAATGATTCCTGATCCAAGTGTTCTTGATCAGTTATAGGAAGGTCTGATGATGCTTGTGTTTTCAATTCGTCTAATGTCATTATATACTTTCTTAAAAAAAATGAGCAGAGTTTGATTACTCTCTTTTGATTATATTGACCCTAGTGAGTTGCAACGAGTAGTCACTAGATCATTAAGTCTAAGATTTGATAATATACTCTAGCATATCAAATCTCTGCTCGTAGTTATTTATATCAACTAATTGTCTCAATTTCATAAAGTTGATATGCAAATGTAATTTCTGCTGTTAAATATTCAACATCTGTTGCAGCTTGATTGTAAGATAATCCTGTCATTGCAACTGGATACAAATCTCTGAAAAATACATTTACGATTGGATTATTTTTGTTTGATAAAATAGTAAGTGTTGCATCAGAAAATAATGCATTTGTAGAAGTTGGTTTTTGAACATCACCAATATCATTAGATTTAACAGCATTAGCTGAAGGTGTGTTAGATGTATTAGATTTAAATTCGCTAAACTGTGTTCTGTTTTTAGGAAAACCAATGGCAGTCATCCATTCGTGAATACTTAAATAGTTTTCAAGGTATTCATCAACAATAAAAGATATTGCAAGATTATCATATGTAAGTTGATCACCCATCATTGGAATTGATTTAAATGCTGTAGGTACTATTACATCAGATAACGCAATTGCTGGTATAGTAGCTGCAGTTGAAAAGAACTCTACTTTTGGTAACTGGTGAATACCAAACCTAAATTGAGTAGGACTTGCGTAATCTAATTTATCTGGTTGTCTTTTTACACTTGCCATTTATTTACCTCTAATACTATTTATAACAAAAAAAAGGGGAGCCCGAAAGCTCCCCTAGTTTTATAGTATTCCTTATCTTACATAAGGTTGTTAACTTTAACGCGACGATAGTAGGAGTTCACGTTTGCATCAATAGATGCATCAGAGTTAAGACCAGAAGCAGGGAAACCATCAGAAGCTGCACCAGCAGCTGCAAATGGGTTAGCGGCCATTCCGTAACGTGTCTTAAATCCAATTTTTGGTTGGAATGTGTTTTCACCAACTGCACGAACCATCTGTAATGGAACGTATGGGCAGTAGAAGAAACCAGCATCGTAAGGTGAAGTACCTTTATATCCAGCAACATAGTACTGATTAGCAGCTACGTTTGCAGAATATGGATCAACATACACCTTGAAGCGACCATTCATAACACCAGCAAATGTGGTGGATGTATCATCAACATTCAAGTTGTTGTTAAGAGCAGGAGTGTAATCAAGAACACCAGCCATCTGAAGTGCAGAAGCAACATCAGCTGAACAGATAATCATGTTACCTTTTCCACGACGAGTCTGTTGACCAATCGCATTAGCATCACGCTCGATTTGGAACATCAAACCTTTGAACTTTTCAACTGACCAACGACCATTAGAGTCGGTGTCAAGATCGAAAGTTCCAGAAGTTGTTGTGTTGACTTGAGCACCCGGCACCGCCGTAATGTAAAGTGAACGAACAACTTCACGGTTGATTTCAGCAAGAATTTCAGTTGACAACATATTTGCCAATTCTGTTTCTGCGTCTAAACCATGAATTGCTTTAAGGTCTTGAGCAAGTTCCATTGTGTACTCAGCTTTAAGTGCGCGAGAAACAGCAGTAACTGTTGTTTTCTCAATGCTGAATGCCATTTCTGCAAAAGAGTTTGCACCAGCATCACCAAGGGCTTCACCTTGTGCTGTAGTCATACCAGTTGGTGACAAGTAGATACCAGCTGGACTGTCGTTTAACAACTTTGGGTTAGAACCTGTCATTGCAGATGATGTTAAATCACCAGCAGCGTCATCATTGGAAAGTCCTGTGTCTGGCTCATCTACCAACAATTCTGCACCATCAGAAGATGCTGCTTTAGCACGCATTGCAAAGATCAAGCCGGTTGGCCCAGTCATTGGTTGAACACCACAAACATCATAAGCAATGAGGTTTGGCATTGCACGACGAACTAATGAAATTAGAATTGGGTCCCAATTTGATACTTGTCCACCAGTGCTGTTAGTTGGTGCAGCTTCTGAAAGAAAATTAGAATCTTCTCGCATTGCTTTTTCTTGGTTCTCTAAGATGAGAGTAGTAACTGCCCGCTTGTAAGAATCATCAATCTTATTAAGATCAGGATGTTCTAGGACTGGCTGCCACTTTTCTTGTAGATGTTCTGTCTGAAACATTAGTTTCTCCTTTATTATTTACATCTTTTTAATTATATTAACTTATGCACTCGCCTTTTGATCACGACTGATAGCAGACATATACTTTCGCATACTATCTGTCGTATCAATGTCCTGTGCGGTGCCACCATCTTCATCATCTATTGCTCGTGCCCTTGTAGCAGGCTTAACTTTAGGGAAATAACTTTCTTTCAGAGTGGAGAGTTTTTCACGGAAAGACCCTTCATCTGTAAAGTCAACATCTTCTACAAGACTTTTGAACTTCTCAATTTCTGTTTGAGCTAAATCTTCTGATACATCAGTAAATACTTGCTCACGAACTAATACAGAATTATCCTCAGTCATTTCAACATTCTTCTGAATTGACTCATTCAATTTCTCTTCTAATTCTGCAATTTTTTCAGATTGTGCTTCCAAAACGTCATATTTTTCGTCTGGAACGTCAATATAGTGATCCTCAAACAACTGTTTCAGTCCAGAAATGAAGTCTTCTGCAATTTCGCCCTTTAAACCGCGCTCAATTGCCAACTCATTTTCCTTAGTCCATTCCTCTACAACGTAGTTGAGATATGTATCAACCTTCTCAGTCAACTCTTCTTTGAAGGTTTCTTGTTCTGTTTCTTTTTCACTAGTTACTTCTTCATGGATACGATCAATTTCTGAACGTAACTTTGATTTAATTGCAGCTTCAAAAACAGTTGCTGCTTTTGTCTTAAATTCTTCAGAAAGGTCTTCTCCACTCATAAGAGCACTAACGTCTTCTTTAACGTCTAGTTCTTTAATACGAGCGTCAATAGCTTCTTTCTTTTCAGCTGAAATTTCTTCTTCAACCTTGTCTGCTTCTTCATGATAACCATCTTTCATCATTGCTTCATATGCAGCTTTAAGATCAACGGCTTTCATGCCTTCCATCTTCTTTTGCATTGCCATCTTTAACATCTCTTTTGACATTTTGGCTTCTTCCAGCTCTTCACCTTCTTCTGGAACGTGACTAGCGGCAAGTTTTTCTGGTTTCATTGGTTTTCCTTCGCCTTTTTGTGATGGATCACCAGAAACTTCTTTTGCTTTTGCAGCGACTTTCTTTGCTGGAGCATCTTTTTGTTCTGGGTCAACAACAGGTGCGCCTGTGTCTTCTGCATCGTTTTTCATATTAGACTTTTCAGCAGGAGCAGCACCCTTTTTCGTAGGGTCTTCAGCTTCTTCAAGCTCTGCCAGAACTTCTGCTTCAAGTTCTTCAATTGTTTGTTCTAATTCGGACATTAGGGTGTCTCCTTGTTTTGTAATTAATATTTATAAGTTATAACATCTTGAG